TCATAAAATTTTTTGGGGGGTGCATCAAATTCACTTTGAGCAGCACTACACCGCCCTGCGCTGCGTTCGCAATTGCCTCCCCCTCCTTGAGCGGAATATGTAGGACGAACCTCCCAATATGTGACTTTGAGAGGTTGCGAGCCAACGGCACACCCCTCATCAGCGGTTGAGCAGACCACACAAGCAGACTGGCAATTGCCACAAACAAAAAGCCCCGACACCGAAGTGCCGAGGCTGAGTGTTAAAGAACAAAGAATAAGCCACAGACGCATTACGCGCCAGTGGCAAAAGACATAAATAATAAAACCTTTACATAGGACTATTTTTCAACCACAACAAGAGCAGTATTAACCATTGTGCCCGACTCCTTGAACGACTTGTCGGGAAGCTCACGCATATATCCACCATATTGCTCAACGACATTGCGCAGCTCCTTGTACGGGCCATCATTGCGCCACAACACAGAAGCCGAGGCTATGGCCACGACCTTGCGCTTGGCTATCGATACGGCTTTTAGTATGTGGCGAGCGTCCTGACCTTTGCAGAAGGGAGGATTCATCACAATAACGTCGTAAGGCTCTGACGGCTCAAACGTCATAAAGTCGTCGCCAACCACACGGAAACCTTGCTCCTCAAGTATGACTCGGTTTTTCGGGTCAAGCTCCACGCAGTCGGGCGAAGGCATAAAGCGGGCAATGTTGCCTTGGCCTGCCGATGGCTCAAGCGTGCGCTCGCCATCACGTATACCGGCAATCTCCACTATCTCACGGGCAAGAGCTTCGGGAGTAGGGAAGAATTGGAAGGTCTGACGGTCGGGGACGAATTCGCCCGAGTCGGCAATGGATGTAACAAGGTCGCCAACATCCTCTTTAAACACAAACGCCTTCTTGGCACTCGACCATTTGCCGCCGATGGCCTTCAACACTTTGCTAACACGTTCGTAGAGTTTACGCTCCAACTGTCCAGGCAGTCGCAGAAGACTGCCGTCTATCTCGGAGGTCTTAAGCACCTCCACTACTGATTTGTCTATCTTCATCGTATATATGTTTATTGGATTTTTAAGAGTCTTGAATATACGCTACGGGTGTCGGCTATCATCTGGAGCGTGTCGCTGTCAGGCGGAAGGTTCTCAAGCATATCCGCAATCTTGCCCAGTTTTTCAGACAACTCTCGCATGTGCGCCCGCTGCTCCTTTCGCTCTTGCTCTATAACAGAGATGATGCCGTCGCACGATAGAAAATCCTCCTGCTTACCCTTATAGGCAAGTATCATAGTGGCAATGGAGGTAAGGCGCGACACCAGCCACTCCTGGATGAATAGCGCCGGAAGCGTGAAGCGTATCTTCTTCAGCACATCGACATCCACCTTGTTCTGGAAACCGAGTACCACATCGTCTGCGGTATCGGGTATGGCATCGAGCAGCAGACGTGATATAACCGCCATAAGATACTGGCGCGACACACCTTGCTTAGGGCGCAAGGCGCAAACATGTTTAGACAACACCGCCGGACCATCGGCATTAACCCCCATCTTGCCAAGCGAGCCAACCACCGAAATCAGTATATCACCCTCTTCAGAAAAGACGGGGTAGTTAATCTTCTCTTTGCACCATCGCTTGGGCACAAACCTGCCTTGCACAATGTCGGAGGCACCCACCACAATAGGCAAGCCCTCGCCTTGGTCGTTGGTCTTCTTTTTGTCTACGTTCCTGCCCTGCAAAACCTCGCAGATGTCGGCAAGAGAGACGACGTTGTCAATATTGTTGCTCATACATATTGTTTTATACTAAGGCAAAGTTAGTGCTGACCTAATAGCCATCAAAATACAGCTTGGCAATTGCCAAACAAAAAAGCCACCTACGCATCACGCGCCAGTGGCAAACAAATCAAAAAACTATTATCACAAAACAACGTAGAAAAAACTTAACCGTAAGTATTAGCGACGCCAGCAGCACCCTGATATACGGGTTTGGTCTCAGCGCCTATGCAGAGTACGTCGAATGCATCAGAGCCATCGGTACGGGCCTCCAGCTTGTCTTCTTCGGTCTCTGCATACTTCTCTCCACTCTTGTCCTTCTTGCCGTTGCGCACGCCTGCGGAAGTTATGGAGATAATGAGGTCGGGATTGTTGTCACGATTTATAAGCACCTGCAGACGGGCACGACCCCGTAGCATCTTATTGATGAGAGCATTCTTCTCGACATGGTTCATCGGGTTGCCGAGGTAGACTTCACGCACAGTCCACCCCATTGAGCGCAGCGTGCGAACAACCTCTTTGTGAGGATCGTTGTAGTGCAGACCCCAGTTGGTGCCCACCATTGTCGAGTCGTAGTAGAATATAATCTGCCGACGGCGGTGGTAGCGATAGTACTCGTTGAAGTCTTCGAGCAGTTCGGGAATCTTGCGCTCGTACTTCACGAAGAACGATTTGATAACGTTGAGCTTCGAGCCCTTCACCTGTCCGACCACGAGCCAGTTAATAAGGTTGTTAGTGTCGAAAGCAATGAGTAGAGGCGAGCGGTCGTCGCGGTCGGCATCCATACGGCAGTCGTCAGGGATGGCACCATTGTCAGAAGTCACGAGATTGTGGATGTTGAGCACGCTCTCATTAGGAGCCGTATAGAAGTTGACATCCTCACGCAGACCACCGTAGAAGCCGTCAGCCGATATGCTCACACGCTGACACATAATAGAAGTGGCGAATGTGAGCGGAGGGAGGTCACGCTTGGCACGTCGGATGAAGTCTTCGCCCAGGAGCGCCAAGTTCTCGATCGAGGAATACTCCTTATATAGAAGACATTTTGAGCGGAAGAAAGAGAGCTGCTGGTTAAGGTCATCGATGCGCCGCTGAATTTGCTGCTGCTTGTCAGGAGATTTGATGAGCTTCTGCTTCAGTCGCCAAATCTGGAAGACAATGCCCTCGATGACCTCGACAAGTTCAGGGTCTTGCTTATCCTTATAGCTGAGGAACCACGAGCCTTTTTTGGTGACCGGCATATCGGAAGTGATGGTCATGCCATGGTGAAGCGGGAAATGCTTGAAGTACATTTCATTGCCACGGTTTGCCTGAAAGGTCTCGTCTTTGAGCTGTTCGAAGTCTACGAACTTCGCCTCGTCGATGATGACATAGTCTAACGACATAGAGTTAGAAGTGCCCGTGCGGTCTTGCGAAATGATGTTGCAGACAGAGCCATTGTAGAATGAAATAGTATTGCTCCATTCGGCAGGCGTGAAGATAGGCGACTTCCAATGCAGACGCTTCCATGGGCGCTTGCCGACGATATAGTGGAGGTCACGCTTGTAGCCCCACCGCTCAAGATGAATTAGCAGAGAGGGCAGGATATTAGTAAGGCAGCGCTTCACGGATGGCGACACGAAGCCACCCATGGAGCCGGGCATGCCCTGAAAGCACGACTGCAGGCGACGTGCCTGGATGGCACCTTTGCCCACGCCACGCCCGGCAACAATAACCTCGTCGCGAGTATTCATAGCGAGCGTATAGTATTGCGCATCGTTGAAGTATTGCAGGTTAGGAGCAGTATTGTTACTCATCGTCATCAGTTTTTATCTCTTCACGAACCTCCTCATATTCAGCATCTTGTATAATAGTATTAGAGTACTTCTTATACAGCGCACGGATCTTGCCACGCAGGTCGGGAATGCGCTCAATGCCGAGAACCGACGGATCATCGGTCGGCTCGAAATTCTGAGGAATAATCTTGTCGAACTCAAGCTCTGGCTCATCGTCTTTGTCTGTACGGTTATTCTGCACAAGAACCTTGGAGAGTGAAGCCACCGAGCGGAAATCGCCAGCCCGTCGGGCAGCAGCAATATCCTGTTCGATGGACTTGTTAATCTTCCAGCGCATAAACTCCTTGGTAGTCTGTTGCAGATTACCGAGCAGCACCTTGACCAGATGCAGGTCTTCGTAAGCCAGCGAGCGCGAGACCTTGAACATAGCCATGTCGTATTGCACGAGGTCGTTGTCGAGCTTCGAGGGGAACTGTAGCCAGTAGGCATACATGCCACGCAGCCGATGAAGGCGCACGAGCACACCCTCGGCAACGTTGAGCTCACGAAGCTCAGAGTCGTCGAGGGTGACATAGCGAGAGTATTGGTCGAGATTGACTGGAAGCATATTCGAGTTATGAGTTTTGAATGTTGAGTTTTGAATTAGCCGATAGACGACTGCGCAACTTGCAGAAGCCGTTGACACTCTTGTATAGAGTAAGGAGAGCCAGCGAGGGCAGTATCGTGCAGAGTGCGACGTAGTTCGAGTGCAGTAGTCGACGAGCCTCTGATGTAGGCGGTGCGAGCCGGATGGCCGACAGTAGCAATGTCGTCGCACAGCTGTCGCTCATCAATACCCAAAAGGGCGGAAATCTCCGTCGGGGTCATCATCTCCCTCGCATGGTTTTCGATCTCGCTCAGTAAGTCGTTGGAATAGTCCATTAAGTTCAAGAGATTTATCGACGACACCCCTCAGACCGGCCAACAGCTGATAATAAGCAGCCGTGTCTGTAGTAATCATAGTGCACTCAGCACGGTCGCCATAGGTCTGATTTTGCGAAGAAATGACCGACACAGTAATGTCAGCAGTCTTGACAAGCACAATCTTAGAGTGATTCTGCCCCAGGAACACGTTGTCGAAGCAGCTCTGCATAAGCCGATAGAGCTGCACCGTCTTGCGAGCAGCCTTTAGGTCAGCGACGAGCGTAGCGTTGTTGATAAGCTTACGGCGACGTAGGCGCAGGAAGCCAGAGAGGAAAGCGTCGGAAGTTGAGAACGTAGAAACATAAACGTCGGCACGCCCGGTCTGCTTGAGAATCCATCCGAGCAGACCGAGCGTGTGTAGCCCAGTGCCGAGGTGGTACTGGGTAGAAGCGTCACTCAGCGGAAGGAACGAAAACGCCCGCTTCATCGAGTTTAGCCTTAAGTTCGTCGCCGATAGGAGCCTTGTTGTCAGCAAGCACAGACACACGCTTCTGCACCTTCTTCTGCAGGGCACTGTACTCCTCGAATGCCTTGGCATCGTCATTCTTCAGCGTAGCCTCACGCAGTGAAAGCAGCTTGTCGGCATACTTAGTGATATAAGAGCGAGCGTTGGCAATCTCCTTTGCAATGTCAGCAGGAGAGAGCTGCTCATCAACATTGTCAGCATCAGGCTGATAGTCGTCGTAGCGCTGCAGTTCGCTTTTGTAAGTGTACCAAAGCTCTTTGAGCTGGCAGAGATACTCGTAGCGGTCGCATGGCTGCTCAATGCCCAGCAGCGTATTGTACAGCTGCTTGATTTTGTGCCATCGCTCGCGGTTGTCAGACCACACGCAGCGCACGCTATCAGGCAGCGAGTCGTGGTCGGCACGGATGCCCGAAGCAGCCGGCAGGAAAGACGCATCATCATCAGCACCCTCGTCAGCCTCGCCCTCTTGGTCGTGAGCCTCCTGCTCATCGACAGCAGCCTTGACCTGCGGAATGAGGTCAGCATCGAGCGCCTTGACATCCTGGAGAGTCATTTTAGCGAGGCGCATAGGCAGGAACTTCTTGAGTTCGTAGCGCACCTTGGACTCGTAGCGTTCAGGACGGCGGATTATGGTCTGGTATAAAGCCATGTTGCGGTTGAGCTTCAGAAGCATCTCCGCACCATGCAGGATAGACTCGCGATCGTGAGACTCAGAGTCGAGCCACTCCTGCATATTATGAGTAAGTTTGTCGTCGATCATAATTCAAACTAAAAAAGGGCAGTCGCACGATCGCTCGTGAGACCGCCCCAAAAATATGAAACACCTATTAAGTATATGAAGAAAAGCCTTAAGCAGCCGGTACGACAGCGAGGCCAGTAGCGCCAGAGAAGTCGCCGTCGGCGGTCTCGATCTTGCCCGGATAGAACGGAGCAGGATATTCGTCGTCGCAGACAGCCTGAATAGTTGTCGAGTTGGTATCGGTAGCAGCCTTGCCGAGGTCTTGCGACAGAGCCAGCTCTGGAGTGAACGCCTCAGAACCGACCATGCGTGCCTTGCCGTTGCGCTGAATGAAGAGATAGACCATCTCATCGTTGTTAGCCTGAGCGATATAACCGGTAATCTCCTCCTCAGTGCCAGGAGCTACAGCTGTGCCCGTAACCTTGAAAGTCTTAGAACCGAAAGTGCCCTGCGACTCGACCTGCAGCTGCGACTCATTAGGAATGAGCGCCACCTTGTGCCACTTCTTGTCAGCAGCGAGGGTGAAGTCACCGGTATACTTAGCCACCTCTGCGAGAGACTCAGGAGCCTCGCCGCCGATAGTCGGCCACTTGACAATATCCTTCTTAGAAATGCCGTAGACCCAACCACGTACGCCTGGAAGCGACTTAGAGCCAGGAGTAAAGCAAATATCGCTGTATATAGTAGCAGCACCAGTACATTTTGCCATAATATTGAAATTTAGAAGATGAAAAGGGAGGAGAGCAGGAGACCATACGGTCGCCCTGCCCACCTATATATAGAGAATCTACAACAGCCTTAAGATTAGAGTGCCGACTTGCGCCAGTAGCGGAGAACCTCAGGCGACACCGACTCGAACTGAGTACCGAAGAAGTAGTTCATGATGAAGTCTACATCGTAGTGGTTAGTCAGCGAGCCCTTCACGAGGAACTTCTCATCATCAGTCTTCTGGTTGAAGATGAGGAAGATGTTGCTCTTAGGAGTAAGCAGCAGGAAGTCTTTAGGCACGCACGGCAGCGGAACCAGTTCGACATTGCTTGCACCGTCAAGAGTGCGCTTGTCATAAGCCTGGTTGTAAGGCAGCGAGCCGTGGTTTGTCTGATAAGCCTCAGTGTAGTAGTGATAAGACTGGTCGCTCATGAACAGCTTGAGCTGCTGAGAGCGGAGCTTGGCGCAAGCCTCGGGCGAACCAGCCTCAGACCAGTAGAAGTCTTTGATTACATCCTCGGCATTATCCTTAGTGATAGACTCAGCGCCCTCTACGAGGTTGCCCAGTTCCTTAGTGATAAGCTTCTTCTTGAGTTCGTTGGTACCGTCAATATCCATGTCGAGGATAGCCTTAAAGCCATTGAACCACTTGGCAGTCTCAGTAGTGTTGCTTGAGTCGTGCTTGGCAGTGAAAGAATTCATGAACATTTTCTCACCCACCTTCTTTACGAGATAAGCGCACACCTGGTTGACGATAGGCACATTCTTAAGGCCATCTCCCTTGGTGACGTTGCTACCCCAGATAGACTGGTAGATAGCGTTGGGGTCGATGCCCTGAATAACGTTGCCGAAGAAAGTCTCGAAGATGCGAGGGTCAACCTTTACATCGGCATCCTCGTGCTTAGTCTTAGAATAGTTGCCAATCTCAGCATTCGCCGACATCTCGCTGATAATCTCACGGTAGCGGATGCCCGTGCGCACATTACAATGCTGAGCGAGAGCCTGCATAGCGAGAAGCGGCATGATGACGAAGTCCTTGCGGTAAGTCTTGAAGCACTTGGCAAGATCTTCGGCACCATAAGTAATATTACCTACTTTTATTGAAGCCATAATTACACGTTTTTGATAGAGTTAAACATATCCTGCGCAGTGAAAGACTCCTCACCACCAGCAGGCTTATTGTTAGTCTCGTCACCAGCAGCGCCCTTGAGAGCCTTAATCTGCTCGTCTTTCTCAGCCGAAGCCTTCTGAGCTTCAGCGAGCTGAGTCTCAAGAGAAGTCTTAGCCTCGTTAGCCTCCTTGAGCGCCTTGGAGTCGGCATCAGCCTTCTCTTTGTCAGCCTTAAGTCGGTCGTCGATGCTCTTCATCTGCTCTTGAGTGAGGACCACGTTGCCCTCATCGTTAGTCTTGAAGCCGTCAGTGACGTTGAGCAGCGCCATGACGGAAGCGAAGATTTTGATCATCTTTATATTATTTTTAGTTGCGTGTTGGTTACGGAATAGGCTCTTGAGACCCTCACACGTCTTCTGAAGGAAGCTCTGAGTTGGATTGCCGTCACCGTCAACCACTGACGCCACCATAGAGGCAGCATCATCCGAGGCCTGTGGTTGCGGTAGCGGCGGTATGCCTGCATCCTTGAAATTGGTTGATATATCGTATTGGTTAATGAACTGACCGATGAACTCGTCAGCAGCCTTCTCAGCCTGCTTGTCGACACGTATCTCATCGACGAGACCGAAGTCTAGCGCCTGCTGGGCGGTCAACCAGTTGCCTTTCTTCATCTGGGCGAGACACTCATCAACAGAGCGTCCGGTCTTGTCGGCATACATCGAGGCGAGCACATCGTCGAACGACTTGAGCGAGTCGCGCTGCACTTTGAGCTTCTCGATATACTTGTCAATCTGCTCCTTATTGCTCTGCTCATACTTATCAATGAGCACAGACACATTATGGATAAGGAAAAAGCTACCCTTAACAATGTCGATAGACTTGCATCCGAGCATGGCAATAGTAGCGATAGAAGCATTCATACCGAAAGCGTGAGCGTGCACGTTGCCGTGATCGCGAAAAGCCTGGTTAATCTCAAGGCCATCCTTGACGAAGCCACCAAGCGAGCAGAAGCCGACATGAACCTCTTTGCCTTTATTTTGATTGAGCACATAGCGGACATAGTCGGCCGAGCAAGAACTCCACCAACTGCCGATAGTGCCGGAAATGACGAGATTATATTCCATTTGCAAAACTTTTTATGCAAAGATAACACATAAGATATGCTCTTTGAAAATACCCTAACCATATACATTAGGCACGATATACGGCGGAACGTGTAGGCTACGATGGGTAATAGTGACCTCTACGAGCTGATTGTCTTTGACCGACTCAGGGCACGTGTCAGTAACCTCAATGACCGTGAACGGCCTGACATGAGAGCCGACGAGGAACTGCCGGTCATCAAGCAGCGTCACACGGAAAACGAGATGCCGATGATGAAATCGCAGCAGATCATCGGTAGTGAGCAGCTTAATAGTGGTAGTAACCACCCTATTGCCATCATCCGGCTTGGTAGACGACACCATAGACGGGTGCTCCTTGACGCACACCGGGAACCATGTGACCTCAGACGGGATGCGCACCCTGCGCGGGCTCAAACGTCGCATAAGCTTCAAGTCGACGTTGAAGGCATACTCTATAGCCTTGATGATTTTAACAGATTTCATAATTTTGAGCATTTGAACGGCTTCGAACGGCCGTGAACAAAACAGGCCTTCTTGTCGTTATGATTTATAGATATTTTAACACTAAAATCAGTTGTCTTTTTCTCTTGACGTGCGTCGCAGGTCAATGCCTGACTTGAGGTAAGAAGAGCGCATGCGCTGAAAACGCATCTTGACGGTATCCTCGTAGTCGATGCTGATGCCATTATTCTCGCACCACGCACGCACAGCCTTAAGCAGAGGGCAGCGCAGTGCCTCGACCCCATTAAGGTCGTGCCACAGCTGTAGTCTGAAAGTGTCTTCGATGCAATCGACCAATGCAGCTCGTGCGTGAGTGCCGAGATAGTTGTATGTGATGACCGGCTTCTGCTTTGAGTCTGGGATGCAGACCGCCACCTCGCCCTCGCCCTGCATCTTAGGTATGCCACTGGGCTGGCGTGTCAGGAACCTACGGATGCACGCATTCTCTGCGCTTTGGTCAGGGAAGCGGACAGGAGTGCCATAGTGGAACGCCAACCACTGGGCGATTAAAGGCTTGACCTTAAGGTAAACTACAAATTGTGACACGAATATAGCTGTTAGTGAATGATGAATGAATAAGATATTTGAATGCTTGCAAAATTAGGAAAAAAAGAACAAAAATCCTAATAAAGCAGGGTGTTTTTCGGCTGAAATGTGGCTTTTGTCTGTGTGTGTTCGGATTTTTCTCTGTGTTTATCTCTATTTTGTCAGAAAAGTTTGTGACAGATGTTATTTATGTGACAAGTCTGTAACTTATTGAATCACAGTGCTCACAAAACAAAAAGATGTTTGTGAGCAACTTTGTGACAGAAAACCAAGTTTGTGACATCGGTCGCCAACGGCCACCCGACAGGGGTTTGTTGCAAACTTGAAAAGTTTGTGACAGCTTTGTGATGTAGGTTTGTGACACTTTGTGACACCTCAAAACCCCTTTATTTATTATACTTTTTGACCTTTTGGAACATCATATTACAAAATCACAAAGTTTTCTGACAAAATAAAGGAGGGGTGTCGGGGAGTGGCAGAAGACCGCCGTAGTACTCTCTCAGATAAGCTTGTGGAAAAATGGAACAGTCTGCTACAGGCTGTCCGTAACTGTGACAACACAAAAAAGCGCTGCACAGGCAGTAATACCTGGCAGCGCTCAAACCCAATAAAATGAAAAGTGAAATGAAAATGATCAGAACGACCGCTCATCGTCAGAATCACCGAACGGCAGCTGTTGCTCTGTCGCTTGCTCTGTGGTCTCGTTGAGTGGCATAGAGCGCACGAACAGCATATCTTTAGTCTTGCGTAGCTCTGGAGTCACCTGCACAGCCCTCTGAATGCGACCGCCGGAGTTGCACAGCTCTGGCGGGTTAAGGCAGTCAACCCATGGGCACAGCTTGCAGAACGCCTTGAGCTTCTTGGTGAACGATTGCATAGTGATGCGACTGACATTTGAATAGCGTTGATAGTCGTTGAACACCTCGTCACGCGGCACATAGTTGTCGAGGTGCCCACTCTCACGTGAGAAGTAGCCGTTGGCCCAGTCTTCGAAATTGGCGCCCATATTGGCCTTCAGACGGCGTCGCTCCATGTTACTCATCGGAGGCTGTGGCTTGATGCCTGAATCTTTTACCGAGAGATAGAACCGGCAGCACTGTAACCAGAAGTTAAGGTCAGCATTCCACTCGTCGTCGGTGTAGTCGAAGGCATAGAGCGTTTTGCCGAAGTCGTCGCGGATGGTGCGAGTCTCGTGGTAGTCATTATCCTCAGTGCGCTGGTGATACCAGTCTGAGAACACCATATACAGTGAGCGAGCCTCTGACGAAGGGTCAAAGTCGCTTGGCACGTAGTTAGTGGTGAACGCCAGCTTCGGCGACTCGTCGAAACCGATAGTGAACGAGCGGTTATTCTTCGGGTTGACGGTCATATCAGACGTGATGTTGTCATAGAACAGACCGAGGTTAAGGTATCTGTCGCAGTCATCGACGAGCAAGAGGTCAGTGAACTGGCTCACCTGGTCGAAGACGTGAGGGTTATCCATGAGCTTCGGGTTACGGCCGGACAGCTTGACCGTCTTCATCATGAACGACAGCACCTTGAAGAAGAAAGACTTACCAGAACGGCCATTACACTCATCCTCCTCGCCTATTTTATTGTCCATGGCCAACGGTGCCCAGGCGCGCACGAAATCTTTATATCTATGCAGCATATAGCCGAACGTGAATATCTTGTTTATCAGGTTCTGCTTCTGCTCGATGATCTCGTAAGAGCGAAGCCCCTCGCCATCGATGCGAAAGGGGTTGGCCTCCAGATATGCAGCAGCAGCCGTGCGGTCTTCACCGAAGCGAGTCTCAGTCTCAGCGCGCCAGTAGAGTCGGGAAGTGTTGATGAGATAACCGAAGAAATGACTGTTGACATTCTTTATGTCAATATCAAGCACGGTCTCGCCCTCGTCGTTTTTACTGATCGAGATGCTGAACATGTCAGGCAGGCGCTTGAACCGATGACCGATAACATCTTCTTCCCACACGTAGTTGTGCAGCCCGTCGGCACCAGGGTCATACTCCTTGAAGCCCTCGGGGTGAGTCTCGCACGGCAGACACACCTCTACAGTCTTGTTAGGAAAGAAGAAATACTGCGAGTTAGGCGTGTATGTTGTGAAGTTAAGGTCAATCTCCTGCAGCGACTCAAGAGCAGCAGGGGAGAGCTTGGTAGTATTGAGCACCAGGTTAAGGATATTGCGGTCTTCGAAGCGGTCGACCACCCACCGGCGAATGAACTCACGAATATCCTTGACGTTGACCTTTTTGACAATGTTGCCCTCGATGCGTATGAACTGAGTGACCGCCGAGTTCTCGTCGTGCAGGGCGTAGAACCCGTTAAGCTGAAGGAAATTGTAAAGGCACGCAGTGTCTACCTCAGTCTTCGGTTTACCGTCTTTATTGGCGTATTGCACCCAGAACTTCGCCGGCATGGCCACCTTCAGAAGGTTGCGGAAGTCTTTTCGCTCGCTATGAATCTCAAGCCAATCGCGCAAATCCTTGCGAGGTTTGCCACGATTGTCTTTGTAGGTCTGCAGTTTGTCCGGAAGCCACGCCGTATGGATATCGATGAAGCGCAGGGCAAGCTCACGGCCCTTGCGCTTGCCGGTCTCGTCGATGTCGGGTATGTTGTAGAGAACATCGACATACTTCATAATCTCCTTGTACTCGTCAGCAGAGAGCTGATAAGTCTCACTATTGAACCATAGAGGATGGTAGCCCATCGAGTGGCAGCACAGCGAGTCGCGCTCGCCAGAGCATATCACAGCCTCGGGAAGCTTCTGCTCTTTGTAAGGCTTGCCATCCTCATGAGCAGCCTGCCACTCCTTCTCCTGCTGTGCATTGAAGTCGCGATAAGCCTTTTTGAGTTCGAACAAGCCGTTGATATAATACCGAGGCTTGGCACCAGCCGGAGTGTAAGAAAAGCGGAAGCCCTTGTCGCAGTTGAAAGGCTCGTAGACCTTGTAGAACTTGGTCTCCTGCTCGCTGCCATAAGCCTCTTTGACCACACACTCACGCATGAATATCGGGTAGTTGTCAGTAGAGTGCTTGACGGTAACCTTACGGTCTTTTACGTTGGTAATCCACTTGACCGAGTGCCAGTGCAGCGCATCAACGTCAGCCTGGGTGACTTTAGGGCCGAGAGCCTTAAGTTCGGCATCGGTAAACTTGTCTTTTAGCTCAAACGAGCGAGTACCATCGCGCTCATCAGCCCGAGCCTCACGCTGTCTAATCTCCGGACGGTTAAGAGAGCGGTTGAGCTCGTCGCGCACGTCATACTCAGCAGCGAGCGCCAATATAGCCTCATTGAACCGTGAGCGGTCGAAGCCCTTCTCGCGCATGTAGATGTCGATAGCATTCTCGCCACGGCCGTCGCCTCCGAAGTCAGTAACCTGCCAAATCTCGCCATACTTTTTTGACTGGTATTGACGGAGGCAAGCCGAGGGTGTTTTTTCGTTGCGAATAGCAAAGTGCTTGTTCTTCTGCCCGACACACTTCTGCGCCTGCGGGTAGAGGGACAAGATAATGTCGAGACCACCATTAGTGGCCGAAAGTATCTGTTGAACTGTAATCATTTCGCTTGGGTTTTGTTTGCTTTGCAAAGATAGTGGCAGCGCTTGGCTGCCACAAAATCACGGTGTCACAACTTTTTCAACGCTCTGCTTCTCTTTCTATCAATACTCAGAGCCGGAAACAAAGTACCGCATAGTGGTGCCTCTCTTAGCTCAAGAGTGCCATCTTCATCGAATACAGCCACATTATGTTTAGGGTAAATATCGTCATAACGAAATGCAAAACCACCAAGCCACCAGATATAGTCTTTATTGTCAATAGGCTTATTCTCGAACGCTTCGCATTTACCATCAACAGCAAGAAGGTCACCGTCCTTATATTGTATAATGCGGAAGTCTTCAGATAGCAGTCCCATCTCCTTCAGGTTGTCAGTGTGCTTTATATACTCATCTATTGTTATCATATTCACATTTCTCTATATTAAGGTATTCAACATATATTTTACGTATCGTGCACCAACGGCCATTGATGCAGTTTCGTGTGTGCTCGCAGCCATTACATATCGCAGCCATCGGCTAATAATTTTTGAGCCGTAGCACACGGATAATGTCGCGGCAGTGCTTGACACCGCACTTTTTCTTGATGCGCATGAGCTGCACCTTTACGGTCTCGGCATTCTTGCCGAGCTTAGCAGCGATGTCACGGAACGTCAGCCCCTCAAGGTATAAGTCAGCAATTTCCCGCTCACATCTACTGAGGCTGACCATCGATTTCGGCTTGCATATCACACCCTCATGCTCGCATATACCTCGAAGCGGACAGCGCACCTCCTCGAAGTGCAAGACATCGTTGTCAATGTCTTGCGTGAGCAGGTCGTGCTCACCGAAGTTGCAGCGTATGAACCTATCAGCCATATCGAACCGTCTGTTGCGATATTTGCAGGCGAGCGCAGCGTAGCACTCCGGGAACCTCTGCTTAATCTGCCCTAATAGTGGGTCGATGATGTCAACGTTGAACTTAGTCAGCCTGCGCGACTCCTGCCCGGGTACTTTATAATACACAGAACCGTCAGGTGTAGTGTAGAATTCGATTGTTTTTAATGTCTCCATAGATTTTCGTTTTTAATGGCTTCGTGGCACGCCATGCGCTCAAGTGTATTGAGCCCGAACCCTTGGTTGCCTGCCAGTTTACGCCTTATTGTACTACATGTCATATCATACTCTTTAGTAAGGTAGGAGAGTAGGCTGCTCTTCTCTTTTTTTGTCAGACCAGCGTAGTACCCCTGTAGGTCTAATGAATCAAATTTCTGCTCCATTTTCTTGTTTATGTCGGATTTAGTGTCTAAATTTGATGCAAAGATATTAATAAATGATGAAACAATCCTACTTTGGTAAGAACAATAATCTTGATAAAGTAGGAATTTAACCTATTTTAAATTATGAGATACGAAAACAGCACTGTAAAAAGCGAAAGAGTGAAAGAACTCTTGAAGCGAGCCGGCATCAGCATCGGTGATTTCAGCCGAAGCCTTTGGGGGCCAAAGAGTCACAATGCCATTACTTATTTTGACACCAGACCAGATGTCAAAGTTTCAACGCTTGTGAAGATGGCTGAGATATTAGATTGCTCAGTCGAAGACATCTTGATAAAGTCGGACACTAACTCGGATATACCGACAATAAACGGACATCACAATGTGGTGAATAGTAGCTATGTAAATACTGATGTAACGTCGCTTCAGGCCGAAATAAAGGCTCTGAATATGGTAATAGAAGAGAAGAATCCTGCCTCCGCAACTACGAATGCTCGGAACAACTTGCTAAGCAAGAAGTTACGAGCATTTTTCGTGCTCTGAACCGAAATGGCTCAGACACAAGCTCAGACACATATTGTATAATCACATTGGTTGGCAGGAGCCGAACAATGTAAAAAAATGTACTCTAAAGCCAAAAATTTCTTATCTACAAGAGAAATAATAGGGTATACCCTTCCGAGGATACATCGGGGTAAATCCTATTACGTTGATTTCTTCGCTTACGATCCGACTACAGACAGACTGAAACGTAAGCGCTACATGCTCGACCGCTACCACAACAAAGCGGAGAGAGAAAAAATTGCAGCCGTGCTTGTCTACAATCTCACACACAAACTTTTATCCGGGTGGAACCCCTTCGTCAACACTACCAACACACGGCAGTACACAGAACTTGGCGTAGTGTTCGACAGATACAGCACCTATATTGAAGCTGCAGAGAAGAAGGGGATACTCAAGCCGAAGACTGCTACCGACTATCGAAGCAGGCTCAAGCAATTGTCTGTTTTCACCGAAGAAGTAGGGGCGAAAATAAAATATGCCTATCAGCTTAACACTGCCTTTGCTGTCGACTTCCTGGACTACCTCATTCTTGACAAGGACTTGTCTGCAAAATCTCGCAACAACTACCGTACATGGCTGTCAGCATTCTGCACCTGGTTAGCGGAGCGGAAGTATATCGACCGCAACCCCATCGAGAGCATACACATGCTGCGCGAAGACGAGAAGCTGCGCTCACCGTTGGAGGCCAAAGACCTGCGCAAGGTGAGGGAGTGGACGCAACAGAACAACCCCTCATTTTACCTCGCGTGTATGATGGAGTACTACACCTTCATACGACCAGACGAGCTACGCTATATTAAGATAGGTGACATATCAATAACAGAGCAAAGCGTGTATATATCGGAGAGTGTGGCCAAGAACCGCAAGGGGCAGGTCGTAGCGCTCAACGACACTGTGTTGAAGCTGATGATCGAGCAGCACATCTTCGACTACCCATCGCAGGACTACCTATTCGGAGCCAACATGACACCCGGACCGCAGCAGATATATGTGAATCGGTTCCGGCTGGAGTGGAATAAGATGCGGAAAGCGCTGAACTTTCCGGCATCTTATCAATTTTACTCGCTCAAGGACTCCGGCATCAGAGACCTCGCCAACGCCCAGGGCATCGTGGTAGCGAGAGACCAGGCACGCCACTCTGACATATCAGTAACGAACAAGTATCTGAAGCGACCGAAAGTAGTGCACGAAGAGACGAAGCACTTCGTCGGAGACCTATAGTATAGCGTAGAAGTAGCCTGTCTTCACGCGGTCGAGCCCCTCACCCGTCACCTCCATCTCTATCTTCTGACACACGAACCGACGGTTGTTGAAGATGTAGATATTGGAAGGGTCGGGAATATCATCAGCTATGAACTTAATGGTGTAAAGGTTGTGCGCATCGATGTCAACCTTTACGCCATTATTTTTTTTCAAACCGCTGACAGAAAGATTTGTAGCTTCGAGCGACAATGAGAATCGCTCGCCAGCCCATTTACTGAATTCGCGGAAGTCAGTGTAAGCGATAGGGTAGAGCGACATGCTACCGCTTGCCGGGAACGTCGTAGTAATATTTTTATCAAGGTCGCGCACGGCGCTGTCGGAGAGCACCAGACGCATCGGTTCGTCAGCGGTCTCTTCGCTTGTATTGTCTTCTGTGCCCTGCATGGCATCTTGCACCGACAGATAGTAGTCGCCGTCTTCATCTTCGCTCAAACCGTCGAGCAAAGAATCACCCTCATTAGCGGTTGAGGGCATGACGACATAGCTGTTAGGCATCAAGTCTGGAGTTATAGGCAGAGAAACATCTATGCCAGCGCGTCGTCTGCGCTGATGCATAGCCACCGGTATCATCTTGATACCTATCGCATTGTCACTCTCAGCGTCGCGCAGTATAGGGTTGAACATACCGCACACAGTGCGCTGCTCTGTCAGATCAGTATTCTCCGGGTTGCCGTCTTTGGGCAACAAAGCCCAAATGAAATACGACAAGCCAAACTTGAATATTGTGCTGCGACGCTCACGGGTAGACATGGCCATAGCTGCAGTATTCATATTCTCTTCGCTGTCAAACTCCTTAATAGGGTATTGCTTCAGAACCGAGAGCGGAATGGACTCGCGCCAGTCTCTATTGCCAGAGCTGTCAAACGAGTACTCAACGTTTGACGTGGCGAGGTTCTCAAGCCCATCCTCGTCGAACTCTGCCGAGTATTCGCCCAGACACTCATAAGCCACGGCATTGTTGCTTGTGAGCTCATTGGTAGAAATGATGCTCACCTCCTTTACAAGATCGTCGAACACGAATGTAGCATTGAACCGCTTGCGAAACTCCTCGATGAAGGTGTACACCGACCAATGAGGCAGCGCCTCGTTGATCTTGGCTGTGCGCCTTGCTGAAGCTATATAAATTCTTGTATAAGGAGCAGCGTCGAAGTCGTTGCGCACAATCTTGTAGCCCTCACTCTGCAGAACGCCCTTAAGCACATATATGAGATTAGGCTGCACGGCGAGGTTCTGCATCTGCACCATGTGGCCGTGCGGATAATGCACGCCATCAACCACGAGCTTGTTGACATTGACGTGTCTGATATAATTTGACACCTGGTCGTTAGTCTCGTCGTAGATGGGGTAGAACAGAGCCACGCCTGGTTGGCCTACACGGAAATCTGTAGAGAGGTCAACCATTATGAGCTTCTTGTAGCGCTCAGCATCGACACGCGTCAAGCCAAAGCCCTGATATTTGGCCTTATCGATGCCATGGGTAATATAGACCTTAGGGAAAGGCACCTTGTCGATGAAATGACCCTCAAACTTCGAGTTATACTTGATGCGCGACTTGCCCCCGACAATCTGCATCTTGACAGTGGTGTCGGACACGCTTGTAATCGTGCCCTTGCCACTGATGAAGAGACGGTTGTCGGCGTAAAGCTTGCAGTCATCGAACGACTTCGAGCGCTTATGCACGTCAAATCGGTGTATGTTGGCGAACAGAACCTGATTGGCGTGTATCGACATCGGGAACGAGATGTCGTAGGTGTATGACCCCGAGTCCTCGATGTATTGGTTGGCATAAGTCACCTTAATCTTGTCAGACGCAGAAGGATATGCGGTCTGGCCGTTGATAGTGCAATATATCATTGTTGAATGTTGAATGTTGAATGTTGAATTGTCGGCAAAGCCGATTTTGAATTTTTGAGTGTTGAATTATGTGCGGGCCTGCATCTTCTTGAAGTTATCGAGGTTCTTGGCCACACCGTGCGGACCATCGATGTAGACCTTAGCCTCGATGCCCTCGGCTATCTGAGCTGAGAGCGCACCGATAGTGTTGCGGGTATCATCGAGCGCAGCCTTAATATCTGAGTTGTCAGTGTTGACCACAACCGAAGGAGCAGACACCACGGTAGCCCCACCTTGCCCGACAGAACGCGAGATGTCGGCAGCTGTAAGCGACGACACCGTATTGTTGCGCTGTGCCTCGTCGATGAGACGTAGAGCAGGCAGGATGCTTGGGTTATTGACCGCATTATGGTTAGCCACGAACTCACCCTCATGCACCACACCTGCCTCACGGCGATAGCGTGAACCGCCCGTAAAGCCACCATCATAATAGCCGGCAGCCTGAGCCTGCTGTTGCTTTTTGATGGTGGCGATTTGGATAGCACCAGCAGCTGCAGCAATGCCGGCAGCTATCGGAGCGAGAACCATATTGGCAGGGTAGGGCACGCCCTGCATAGCAGAACTATAGGCTGCAATGGCAGAGATAGCAGTCTGTGCAATAGCTTGTGCAATCTGCATAGCAGCTTGCTTACGGGCATACTTAGACTTGATTTTAGCAACCTCCTTCTCCTTCTTCTCTTCGAGCTTCTTAGCTTTGGCAGTATTGTTGCCGGCAGCATTGATAAGCTTCTCATACTTCTTCTCGGTAACGCTCACCTCGTAGTCTGATTGCGCTGAATAGTATGAAGACATAGCGCTCATGAGCGGGGATATAGTATCCATAGCAGCCTGGAACTTGGCCACAAGACCGTTGCACATGTCTGCTGTAGCCTCGCCCATAGCAGCCATAGCCTCCTGATGCGAGATAAGCCCCTCTTCTTCCATAGACTTGATATTGGCAAGAGTAGACTTGTATATGTCAACATCAGAAGTCACGAAATCCATAATCTTTGAACCCTCAGGATGATCGTCAGACCATGATGCTTTAGCCTTGTTGGAAGCCGTATTATAAGCAGACTTAGCGTTACGTTTGAACTTCTCACCCTTGGAGTCATGCAGCTCTTGCTCAGACTCCTGCTCAGCATAGTGCAGTTTTATCTGCTTGAGCATATCCTGATACTCAGTCTCCTTCAGTAGGCCCTTCTCGTGCAGCAAGTCGAGACCCTTGAGAGTAATGCGCTCCTGCTCATTGATGTTTTTAGTGGCCCACTCCTCTTTGTATCGGGAGAGCAGGTCGGCATATCTTTGCTCACGGGCAAGCCCCTGCTCGCTTTGACGCTGTTTAATCTCTGCCTCAATATTGAGCCACTCCTGCGAGTCTTTTTTATAGAGAGACTGACGCTTCTTCAGCATGTCTATCTCATTATTATATAGAGCTTCAGCAAGAGCAATCTCATCATGGTAGAGATCGTTGTCAATGCCCCCTTTCTCGTATGCCATCTGAAGAGCAATAGCCTTTGATGCATGCTCACGTTGTATTTCGTCTTCGTCATAGCGTAGTTTTTGCTGCTGATATTGTTGCTCCATCTCCGTCTTCTTTTTTATCAGAGCCTGCGCCTCGTCAGAGTCTTTGCCATAGAGTCTGATCTGTTCATCAAGACCCTTCTGTTTTATCTCATACTGTTGTTGCATGAAATCTTTATACGCAAGATTCTCGTCAGCGTATCTACGGAAGTTTTCGACGAGCTCGGCATCAGTAATAGCCTGCTGCGCCTTGATGGATGCCTTGAGGTCTTTGTTTTTTTGAGCCTCTTGACGCTTGCGCTCGGCTTCTGCCTTACGCGCAGCTACTGCAGCCTTGCGTGCTTCAGCCTGCTCAGCCTTTTTCTCAGCTTCAGATTTGTAATCCTCACCTACGACAGTACTCTTGCCCTTGCCACCGCCAAGAGCCTCATTGGCCTTGCGAACCCTCTGCAGGCTCTCTGCCTCCTGCTTCTGTACCTCACGATATTTATCAAGCCACTCATTCTGCTTTTTCTGTAACTCAAGAATTTCAGCGTCATGGTTACGGCTGTAGTTGCCGACATAAGTTCTGCTATAGCCCTCTCTATCGATGTATGTCTGCGTGTTCCAGCCTTCTTTGAAACCTCTCAACCCTTTTCGGAACTGTCCCCCGTCGAAGCCCTCAGTCAGAGCATTATAACCCTTTTGCATGTAATGGGCAATATTATTGCCAAGAGCTTGAAACTGTGAGCGGAAGTTCTGAACCATACCACCCCACCAGCTATTCATATACTTCTCGTCAACGTCTTGCTTCTTACGCTCAAGCTCCTCGACCTTCGATAGATACACACGGGCCTTAGCTTGAGCAAGAATAGAGTCAGTCAGGTTGTCAACGGCTTCACGGGCATTATTTGACAGAGCATTCTCGAGCGTAAGGTTATTGAGATAGTCAGGATATTGAGATTTCAGTTTTTTCAACGCCTCTGCACGCACCTCATCAGACGCAGTCTTATCTTGCACCAGTTTGACCAGACTTGACAACTCTGCAATTTCTGAACGACACTCTGTAGCAGCTTCAGCGTTGGCTTTATTAAGCTCACGTTGTGCCTTGACAGCCTTGTCTGTCTTTAGCGAGAACGCCACAATCGCAGCTGTAACAGCCACCATAGTGGTCAATGCAGCTGCATAAGGATTAGCCAATATCACTTTATTCCAAAGCTCTTGGGCTGCGGTGGCAAGTGTAATCTTTCGCGTACATGCATCCACTGCGATACTGTAAGCAGTCTGGGCAGATTTGGCAAGACCAGTATAGACGGCCTTCAATTTATCAACAGCCAAGCTTTTTAGTTTAGCTATTCTGCTCGCTGTCTCAGCAATCTCAGCAGCCTTAGCTGCAAGAGTATAAGCCACAATACCAGATGTGAGCACTACCAGAACCTTCCAATATTTCTGCGAGAATGTAGTGAGAGCCTTTAGACCCTGGACAAGCAGGCTACTGCCACTTATCGTATATTTGACTACAGGCAGCAGACTCTCGCCGAGCTCGACAGTAAGATCATGGAATTTATTCTTCGCTTTCTCAACTGCGCCCTGAACAGTCTCGTTTTGCACGTCAAACTCCTCTATTACGGACGTGGCTTTTTTATATGCATCGGTAGCTATCTCTTGACGTTTACGGACATCATCTACTTTGTCTGCCATGGTTGTGAGGACAGACACGGCACGTGCACCATCAAGCCCCATGTCACCGAACATTTTGCCTAACTGATCGAGACCGCCTTTGGACTTAAGGTTATCCATAAGCGTGATGACAGCCTTGTTCATGTCATTCTTCACTAATTCTGAGAAAGTCTTGACATCAACGCCAGCCATCTTTGCAAAGGTCTTGGTATCTGTAGCCATCTTGGTCAACAGTTGGGCGAAAGCAGTAGCAGCCATTTCGTCCTTCTGCATATTCTCGTCAAGTACGGCACCAAAGCCCATAATTTGAGCTTGCGAGAGACCTACCTGCTTGCCAACGCCAGCCACTCGTGCCGTGAACTCGACGAGGTAACCAGCCGAAGCAGATGAGTTCTGTGCCAGCTCATTGATGGCAGAACCAGTAGCGAGCATAGCACCACGTAAGCCAAGACGGTCATCCTCACCGAAAGCCATAGCAAGTTTGCCCACCTTGTCAATAGCCCCATCGCCGAGATCGTCGCCAAGTGCCACCTGAATTTTATCGGCAGCATCAACGAACTCTTCGATCGAACTCTTTGATGTAATGCCAAGACGACCGGCAGATTCAGCCAGTTCGTTCAGCTGCTTGCGTGGAGTACGGGTATCCATCTCCTTGAAGGTCTCGTTCATTTCCACGACCTCCTCCATGGACTGGCCCGTATATTTGCGCACATTATTCATTTCTTGGTCCATCTCGGTATAAGCGTTGACGCATTGTCGGATGGTGTAAGACAAGCCGGTCAGCGTGGCAATGCCTTGAGAAATGGCTCCCCAATTTTCGTTAAGGCCTTTGACTACTCTGCCAAACAAAGATGAAGAAGTCTGCTGTTCGCCATTGACAGCAGCTATTTGAGCCTTGAGAGCCTTTGCCTTTTCATTAAGCATGTCGAACGCCTCAGAACCCTGCTTTGTGTCAGCAAGGCGCTCGTTGACAATCTTCAGAGAATACTCCAGGTCGCGCAATGACGAACCGCTGATATTCTCAAGCGTAGTGTCTATTAGCTTGTTCTCTCGCGCAAGATCTGCAGCCGACCTCTTGGCTGCTGCTATCTCTTTGTCGTATTTGTCGATGGTCAGGTTAGCCTCTTTTTGCGCAGCACTGACTTGCTGTATACGGGATTTAATGCGCTGAAGATTCTCCGAAGCCTGTCTGAAGGCATCGGTATCGGGTTTAATGTCGCCTATCTCAGCCTGAAGCTTCGTGGCCGCAGCTGTCAACTCATTGAGCGAGGCACCATCAATATTGCCCAGAACGCGCTGCAGGTTAGCTGTAGCACTATTAAGGTCTTGCATCTCTTTGAGAGACTGGACTGTCGAGTCCTTTAGGAAATCCATACGGTCTTTACAACGCTGCAGAATTATATTCAGATTGTTGTAATCTTCAGGACTGGTGACTTGCTTCATTGCCCGGCGCACTTCACGTGCAGCCTTCTCTATGTCACCGAGTGAAGCTGTGGTCAAGTTATTTACAGTATCTATAGTCTTAGATACACTGCTGCCATAAGCCTTAAGGCTTGCTTCGGCAGCCTTAATCTCTTTATTGAATTTATTAATATCCTTGACTGATGTGCCAGGATCACGTAGTGCTTCAGCCTTTTTTCTCTTCAGATTGTCGAGTCTTTTCTGAAGATCTGCCATCTCATTCTTCGCCTCTTGTGCATTGAGGTGAATAATGGTTTCAAATGTTTGAGTTGTTGCCATAAAAAAGTGCTATCTTTGATTTAAAACCAAAGGTAGCACTAATGTATATTTAATAAAAATACTTCATCTTTTCGCCTCTAAGTAAGCATTATATTGTTCTCTTAGATTTGCAAGCTCACTATTTATCAAGTCGTCAGGAAGAGTAGAAATCATTATCTCACGCTCTAATCTGTAAAAATAAGATTGAGGGTCATACATTTTATCGAATCGATATAGTCTCACAATAGAAGTCGATTTTTTTACCACCCGAGTAGAGTTTAAGGACTTGTAGGCTTTATTACGAATACTCTCCAAGCCTTTGATTATGAACAAGGAAAAAATGAATATTGATGATAAAATAAAGAATGTTTCCATATAGCAGACGATTTAATTATTACACCCCAAATATACGAAATTTATTTGAGGTGACAAAGCCTACCGTCAACTTTTATTCATTTTTCTGTGGACATACGCCATTAAGGAAAGCAATAGCACCACATAAGCCACTATGACAAGGGCTTCGCCCAAGACTCTATAAATTACTCCCCGTAGCGTTGTCTTGTGTTCTACCGGCACCGGAACCTGCACCGAATCACACCGCAGCACAGTTTTGTATACCGTGTCAGCCCTGCAGCTTATGCGGTCACGCCATCGCCACTCGACACGTGTCTTGTACACAGTGTCGCCCATGGTGTAAGTCTCCACGTACACAGAGTCGTGTATGCGGAAGCTGTCTATACGCTGGCTGGCGTTGTAGAGCGTGTCAGTCTTATTGACCACACGCTCTACAACCACCGGCTTGCACGTTGAGCACCCTGCAAGGCACATCAATGCAAGGATGCCGAAGAAGAAACGGATAAATCTCATACTCATAAACCTTGTAGTTAGTCACGCCCAACCGACAGATACTCTGTCAGCCCGGGAATGCGCTCGATGAACTTGAAGCGCAGAATGTAGTACAAGAATGACACTATCAGCCACGGTGTGGTGTCACGCCTGAACATCTTTTTTAGGTTTTTGAGAATATTAAGCGTGTAGAACCACAGCACCACATAAGTAACGAAGCTCACGCACTGCAGAGCACCCTCGGGCTGGTGCTTCAGATTGCCTATCGTGTAGATGGCACAGCACAGCACGAAGAAGATGGTAGCCTCTACAATGCAGCGCAGCGCCTTCTTCAACTCGAAATCTTCGCGGTTGGCTATGAGACCAGACAGGTAGCCGAAGAAGAAGTTCTGGAAGAACACTATTATCAGCGAGAGCAGGTCGCCCTCGATGGGCTTGAGGAATGCCCAGACGGCAATCGTGATGCCCACAAACATATGACGTATGTTATCTATCATAATACAAACTTTTAAGCATTAAACATTGAAAATATGAGCAAAGATACCGATAACGCATCGATTGTAAAAAAACGGCGCACCCGACAATTCAAAACTCAAAACTCAACATTCCGCCCAGCGGGCGGCCTCCCACTTACGTCTTTTCAACAGGCCGCTGAGTGGCACACCTCCTGCATATACCCACTTCAAGAACTCACGCTGGATATCAGCGGTGGCAGCGTTGCGACGAACCATTTTAAACAGAGTGGAGCTTTTGAAATTGCCTATGCCGACGTTGAAACAAAAGTCGGCACAAGCATCAAATCGCCCCTGCGTCTTGCAAATCTCTGGTATGCCTGACAGAAACACTTCAATCGGCTCAAGGTCAGCCCTCAGCCACACCTCCGCCTTAGCCTTGTCGCACACCGTGCGAGCCGTCACACCCTTAGTATGACCGTACCCACACGTCCATCGACCCGCCGCACACTTGTAAGCCTTAGCCCGATAACCCTCCATCTGCTTAATCTTCTCAATCAATACGTCACTTGCTCTCATATCAGCGGTTTTTCCAAATGATTTTACCATAGTTTACTTGTTTTAATCGTATAGTGAATAGATGGGGATAACATAATTTATATATCCCTTTAAAATGTCTTCTGGGGAATCCCTGTACATAAAATATCTATAAACGGATGAAGCATTCTTTTGTGTAGAGGTCCAGTAGTACTTATTTGATTGTATTATAGAATTGGTATTTATACCTATACTACTCATCAAACTATTTATATTAGGACACATTCGTTGTATTACAGCTCCCTCACCTGCGGACATGAGATGTCCCCTTCTGCCATTTCCAAATATATAGTTATAACATACAGCGGCAGCTATATTAGGTGATAAGCCATACGTCTCTATGATGGCTGCTGTATTCGCAGCACCTGCAAAATCCTGGGCAGCTTCACTTGAAGAAGCTGCAACTGTACATCCATTAACAAGAGTTCCAGGACCCCAATCAATTCGCTCTGAGTTGTAATTGGCTACCACAATAGCCGCATTATCTGTAACGAGTAGTGTGCCGATGACATCCTTAATATCTGTACCCGAGTTTCTAAATTCTTCAGCTGTTTTATAGGTCTTATCATTTTTATCAATAATAAACACACCCAGCTCCAGAGCCTTATACGTAAATGTCACCTCTCTGTTATACAGTGGCGACGGTGTATATGTCAATGCCTTTGGCTTCATATACATCTTTACGGCACTAACCTCTATCGTCACATCTCTATCACACATCACTTTAACGCTTATCGGGCTACCCTGCCAAGTCTTTTTGGTATATACAATTCCTTTACCCCTCACAGTAACAGTCGCGCCAATCAGCCCGGAGTCAGACTCTCCCTTGTCACTCACAAGCTTAATGACAACAGTCTCCTTCATGTCGCTCTTTTTTAGATACCCCTTCTGCTGCAGCCAGCTCTCGTCTACACCGCCGCCGGCATTGCCAACCATATCCTCTACCTCCTTTTTAGTGTAGTAGTCGCTGAGAGCCGATGCCAGCGCATACTCTGTATGCTTATGCCCCGTAAGCGCATAATTGTCGTGTGTGTGGCTAACAGCTGCATACTCGGTATGCTTGTGAGTTGTCAAGGCATAATTGCTGTGAGTATGGTCAGCAGCTGCATACTGCGTGTGAGTATGCCCCGCCAGAGCATAAGCGCTATGCGAGTGCGAGCTGACATCACCCGTCAGCACACTCTCTATGCCTTCCTTCGTCAGCGTATACTGCGACGACACCGACATGCCGCTGTCCTTGTACGCACCGCTCGCCTCGTCCCAGATCCACCACGATGCGTTTTTGATTATCGGCGATTTGCCGTTTTCGCCACGGTCGCCTTTAGCGCCTTGAGCACCCTGCGGCCCGGTTGCGCCCGTAGCGCCCCTGGCACCCGTCTCGCCCTTCGCGCCCTGCGGGCCTTGCTCTCCTTGAGCGCCCGTAGCGCCTCTCTCGCCCTTGTCGCCCTTCACGAGGATGCCCGTCTTCTGGTAAGCCTTTGTCGCCTTGTCCCATTCATAAACATAGTTATCAGCACCGATTTTCGTCGGATGGCTGGCGGTGTCATTGGCGTTGTCTATCGCCGCCGACACCTCATTAATCCTCGCCACCTGCTGCGCCCACTCCTCGCGCGTGCCGCTGAAGCCGTTAGCCTTCGCCACGTCATAGGCGTCAGTGCCTTTAAACTGTGCGCCGTCAGTGCGCATACATATACTCGTGCCGTCGCCCTGCTGGCGTATCAGCAGCAGCGTGTCACCATCTTTTACGCCCTCAGCCTTCTGAAGCTTCGTAACGTCTACAATTTCATAATCTGTCATATCTCAATGTTTTTTTATCTTATGTCTACTGCTGTATAGGCGGCGTCAAACCGCTATTTGCACTAATCTGCATTTCCTGCCAACTGAATATTTCAAGTCTCGTTATGACCGGCTTCAAGTACGCGGTCAGCTTATCCTGCTTCATCCAGCCGCTGAAGTAGCAGCGTGGCATCAACATTACCTCTGTACCATCAAGCAGCAAGATATTACTTTGCATATTATCCTTGATTTTAGCATCAGCAGGTATATACGGACCAGTAGCAACATTTGTAAGTTTGCCATTCTCAGCAAGAGGCCACTCCTTTGTAAAATAGACACCGTCTGCAGCTTTTGTCAAATCCAAATTACCAAGACCTCTACGTGAGTCATCATCCAAAACAATTGCGCCATCAACACGTGGAGCACTGTACAGATACAGATGCGTCAATTGTGTAAAGCCCAAATTCTTTGACACCAGCGTACCCGGCTGGGCATATTTACCGAACAGCAATCTGTCATTTGCTTCCGAGCTCGCGACATTAAAATCAAGACTATATGTGCCTTTACTGCTTGTATACGTCTTTTTCTTAATATACGGTGCTGCCAAATTAGCTCCCCTCACATCTATCCACTCTGAGAATATCATTGATGCTTTCTGCGTGCTTATTTTTGCCAGACCCGCAGGGCCTAAGTCATACAGCAAGTTGCCGGCATTGTCAAAATATTGCATCACAGCATATCCGTCGCTGTTAACGCCGAATTTGATGTTAGGCACACCTCCACGCCCAAGCACAGCAATCATTCCGTTTTCAATCCTCACAGCCGCTTCTGCGCCCTCCGTTTCAAGCCGTTGCGCCTTTACCAGCGAGGCGTTTAGCCCGTCTTTGCCAAACAACGCTACCTGCCTGCCGTCATTAGTACGTATTAATGTCTTATCCGCCGTTAGTGTTATCTGTTTGTGCTCAATATCTATACCCGTGTCAAGCAGCTTGCCAGCCACGCTCTTGTCCTCAACATAGTCAGTCTTCGTCGCACGATACTCAGTCACCGTGGCCCCATACTCCAGCTTAGGCTGAGAGACATACATATCAGTGCCTTTGTTGCAGCGTATCAACACATATTTAGGCAGATTACTGCCCATCACTCTCCAGTGTACCCAGTATTGTTGCCAAGAGTAATCATCTTTGAACTTTATCGTCGCGGTACCATACGTATCAGTCGATGTGTTACCTCCATAATCATTACTCTTCTCAACAAATATGTTCTGATTGCCATCTTTATAGAATAATAGGTCAAACACGCCTTTACCCTTAGCCCAAAACGAAAGCATATAATCTTGACCTTGTTTTACCACATCGCCACTTTCCAAATCCCATTGCAATACAACTCTGTTATTGTCAGAAGCATTCAGAAGATTTACCCGCCTTGTCGGGAAGCCTTTATATGAGTTCGCATCAGTATATAGATTGCCATTTGCTACCACCAAGTTGCCGCCTTGCACCAGCGTATCAGTATTATCCAGCAGATTGCCGCCGATATACTCAGCATCATCCTCCGACAGCGACCAGCCTACATATTCGTCGCCCTCGACCAACATAGGTTGACAAAACCAGGCATTAGTAGTTATTCCGTCTTCTTTACTGCGCGCCCAAAAGTTACATTCTATATAGTCGTATATAGTATTACCCGTATCAAACGTAAACGAACAGAATTGCCATTCTTTTATCTTTTTGATTTGAAAACTTTCGGAAAATCCGTCAGATAAACGTGTTCCCGTTGCATTTTCTGCCCACCTTATTTCTATACGAACCAATGGGTCCAACCTGTCACATTTTACCCATACCGAAGCTGTATATTTCTTGTTCTTTTCAATCTTGATACATTTCGTCAAGTCGGGGGTTATAGGCCACCAAAATAAACCTGAGAAATAATCCAGACCAGCTGAAATGACATGAGCACAGTTCACTCCATTTACGCCGTTCAGCGTTTCAATTCCGCCACCTTCGTATGTACCGATTCTTACGCCTCCCTGCCTTTTCAGCGCACTCCCCACAAGCAAATTCTTCCTGCCCACAGCCGTTTCGCTCACCTTCAGCGAAATATCCCGTGCCGTCTGCTTGATAGTCGAAGTATATTCCGTCAGTTGGCCCGGAGTCTTCAGCGGCAGTTTGTCGTACTTGTTGCTCACCTCAGTGAATTCACTTTTCAGTCCCTTCATGTTCATCTCGATGCCGCCCCACACCGCAGATACTTCAATGTCCACCTTCAGCGTGGTATAGATATAGCTGTCCGTACCATCAGCAGCTTTATACCTCGCAGCTAAAGTGACACTCGCAGTAGTCACTGGCACCAGAATGGTCGTGCCGTCAGATGCCGTGACAGTATGTTGAAAGACACTCTTGATACGGACGTAAAAACCATCGTTGTCTGCTCCCACTACCGCGTCACAACCTCTCGGTTGCGCGGAAGGGTAGCCGAGAATATGACTCATACCCCAGTCCTCACCGTCACGACTAAATTTCACCCGTGCTACACTGTCCGAATCTATCACAGCAGATACATTGCCGTCGCTGTCCCGTTCAGTAGAGAGTACGAGAGGATTAGGATTCCACATCACTTCAATAGCACTCTCACCATCCGTACCGTTATCTCCAGGCGCACCAGGCGCACCGTCGCTACCAGGCTTACCGTCAGCGCCATCCTGCAACACAGCAATGTCACACTCCGCCAGCATCTTCTCCGCATCCTTGAGCATATAAGCCTTAATCTTCAGCGACTTCACGTTGTACAGACCCCTCGTGTGCACATCAGTCAGAGCCATAGTCTCCACACCGTTGCCGTCCTGCCACACCACGTCAGCCATATATTTCACGTCGCTGCTGCTCAGCAGCTCTGTCGTATTGCCCACACGCTTCACCGTCTCAGCCTCGATAACCTCCGGAGTCGTCGACCGTGTAGCCGTATGCCTCACTATGCATGAGCAGCTCGGCACGATAGTGTACATCACCACATAAGGCTCAATGATGTTGTCCACGCTCTTCGTGAACAGCTTGAACCTCCGCGCATTCAGCAGCACCTGCTCCGGTGAAATCACACACGTCACCTCCTTCCACTGATACGGATTCCTGACCGGCTGCTCCTCGCTGTCCTCCTCGTCAGTCTCCCACAGCGCGCCAATCTGGTGATACATAGTGATAGCAGGAGCCGAGTCCGTAGCATTGTCCTCAGTCGAAGTCGACAGTTTTATCACATTGCCGTGACTCTTCCACCTTATCTGGTCGCCCACCTGCACAATCACGTCCCCCGCAGCCGGGGCATCCGGCTCGCCGCCGTTCACCGCCTCATAACCGTAGAACACCCTCTGCGCAATCACGTTGCCCCCGTCGTCAGTAGTCCTGCCCTTCTCCTGCTTTGCAAACAGCTCAGCCATCGACACCAGCTCGCCGTCATACACCGTAGCCACAGCCACACCGCCCCAGCGCAGCACCCTGCCCGTCTCGTCAGCCAGCACACGCACACCACGGTTCGGCAGCATAGCCTCGCCGCCCTCAAACTCCCGCACGTTCGACAGTATCACATAGTCATACAGCTTCGAGTCCTCAAGCACCTCCTGACCCACACCAATCACCATGCGCCAGTAGTAGCGGTTCTGCAGCCTCTCCGACTCGACAGCCTTCACGTTGAACGTCTGGCACAGCGCCATCATGCCCACATGCCACCAGTTCATAGTCCTCGTAGTGCCGTCATCGGCCAGAGCGTAGCACTTGTAAGCAATCACCCTCTCGCCCGCAGCGTCAAACACATAAGTCACCTTAGCAATCGTCGACCCCGCGTTCGAGAAGATGGTCGTGCCCCCCGAATACGACACCTTGCGCACCTCCGCACTCGCCGCAAAAAACTTAGCGCGCGCCACGAGATAATCCACATACATGTGGCTCTTGCCGTCATCGCCCATGTACAAGTCGAAGCCCTGAGCGCCAACCATAACGCGGTCGGCAGGCGTCGACTTGGCGTCATGCACACGGTCCACCACGACATCGCTCAGCACAGCCCCGCCCTTAGCGTCAAGCCCCATCTCGCCGTCGCCCAGCTTCAGGCCCTCCATAAAGCGAATCAGCTTCTGCGCCGTGTCTGCGATATCCTTACGCAGAAAGTTGCCGCCGGCATTCTCCACACGCCCCAGCAGCGACAGCAGCGCATTGCCTATGCGCTGAGCAGTATTGGCATGAGTGCGACGCTCGTCGCGGATGCCCTCAAGCTCTTTTTTTATAACATCATTATCTGTAGCCATATTTTTACATTTGAGAAACACTCCTGTCTATATTGTTCCGTCCGCCCCCGAACATCTGCCACAAGAACGACGACACCAGACCCTGGTAAGTCTGCCCGTAATAGGCAGCCTCGAACTCATTAAGGCGGTGTAAGGAGTACATATATTTTTTACTGAACCAGTCACGTTTCTGCCTGTGGTGAGGATTCGTCTTCCAGTCCTTCAGAAACTTCAAGTCGCCACCGTTGCCACGGCTGTAGCCATTGCCCACGCCACGAGCCACGTAGATACCATACTCAAGGAAACGGTGCTCAATGGTAGTCACCGGACCCGGATGCACCACGCCCTGCACCGAACGCGAGAGAGCACCCGTATCGTAGACCGGCGGAGCGAACTGCAGCATCTTCTCCTGCCACATCTTCACCATAAAGTCGCTCCACCCCTGCACCCATTTCGAGTGCTCGGCCTCCGACATGTTATTTAACCCACTCCGCTCTGTCATAACTGATATCAATAGGTTGCTCGTTGCGTATCATGAAGTATAGCCCCGTCACGCCGTTGTAAGAATATCGGGGCAATTCGTTAGAGTAGACGTTGTGCAGGTCGAGGAACGTCAGGCGCTCATCGCCCAGTTCGTCGCGATCGTGAAGCAGTCGGGAGTGGAACTGCCGGAACAGAGTGCGGCACATATTGAGTTTAGTCTCGCGGTCTATCATGTCATCAGCACGATAGCCGGCGAGTATGAACACCGTGTAAACGTCACGACGGAAGAAGCCGACCCCATTGCTGAAGGTCTGCTGCGAGGTCGTGTCGTCAACCATGATGAAGTTACGATGCTTCTTGAAGCCCCGTATAACCCCGTCTATGGAGTCAGGGCCGGAGCAGAGGCACGGATAGAAGCCTTGCTCAGAAGCGAGGCGGTTGTCAGCAGCCAGCTGAGTGAAGTATTCGAGAGCAGGAAAGAGGTCTTTCATAATGTGGAATGTTGAGTGTGGAATGTTGAGTGTTGAATGTTAAGTGTTAGGCGTTGAATGTTAAGTGTTGGGATACTTGCGCCGGAACTCTTCTGCCTGCTTCGCCTTAGCGTCGAGTTCGGTCAGGGCGCGCCAGCAGTCTACAGCCTTCACAGCAGCCTCCTTCGTCACGTCGCCGTCGGTCAGAGCACGCAGCTGTACGTTGATGCTCTCTATCACCGAGAGGTCCGACGTGTCATCGTCGCCTTTTGACTTCCTGAACAGGTGAGGGAAAGCGTAGGACATCACATACTTCACGTGCCCGAACCACGCCAGCACACCCACTCTCTCAGCAGCAGTCAGCGTCAGCTCCGCAGGGCGCGAGCCGTCAGCCCGTCGGTACAGAAACGAGGCGAGAATGTCAATCTGGTCCTCGTCACGGTTCATCAAGAACCGCTGATATCTCTGCTCCATGCATAGATATTCATGGAAGCTCACGATACGCCCCGTCTCAGCATCCTCTTGAAGCAGAGCGTTGACAGCCTTAAGACCCTGCACAACCTCCAACCGATTGTCCATCGTCTCCAAGCTGGCAACAAACTGCAGCTGCCCTATGAATGAATGTATCTGCCACGGCTTCAGGTAAAACACCCTCCCGCCCTTCGAGCACTTCCACCCCCAGCGGTTTTTCTCGATTAAATATATACCCGCAAATCTGATAAACATGTAGGTTTTTACAACCACCGGGTCGGCGAAAGTAGCCAGCAGGAACAGCACGTAGCGCAGCTGCTCCTGAGTCAGCTCACGCCACGAAGTAGGACAGCATAAGTTCATAATTTTGAGTTTTGAGTTTTGAATTTTGAGTTAGCCGTTAAAGAGAAAAGCCGTCGACTCCTTCTTGTTGCCGAACGTCTCCACGTGAGCAGCCTTGTACGCATCGCTCCCGTGATACAGCGCATACACCTCGCTGTTGCCCTCCAGCTCACGCTCCATACGGCGCCACAGAGCCGTGCCCCGCACGTCCTCGCTGCTCGCAGCAGCACGGTCTGTCAAGTCGCACGTCAGCTGCAGCGCAGTCGTATAAGCCGTCAGCCGGTCGTGGTCGTCACGACGGTAAGCGTCCAGCAAGTCGTCTGTCTGCTCGTCGCCGAAGCGCACACGCAGCAGCTCGTCTGTGCGCTGGATAACCGGCTGCATGTTCTGCCAGTCCTTATATGAGTAAGCCCCCGAGCTCGCCGACGCAAAGAAGAAGTAATGATCGGTATAAGTGTAGCGTATCGCACGCACAGCCTTCGCCGTGCAGCCCCACTCTGGCGAGCGCAGCAGATGCACCGTCATGGCACGCGCCCGGCACAGAGCCGTGCGCAGCTGTGCCTCAAGCCCGTCGACACGCTGCTTGCTCGCTGGCGACACCGTGTCGTTGCTCACTATGCCGAAGCCCGTAGGCGTAAGCACCAGGTCCAGCTGGCGCAGCACCGAGAGAAAGCCGTCAATGCACACCATCATCTTAAAGTAACGCTTTAAGGCAGTGCCCTCCTCAGCAGCCATAACCTGCTGAATGCCAACATCGCCAAGCAGTGAGATGCAGTAATTGTCGAGCGCCGTATCGATAGCAGGCTTCACCGACTCATACACCTCGTTATGAGCGCTCATGCCCACCGGCAGCGACCACTCAAAGTCTTGTTTCTCAATTACTATGTCCATAGAGTTAAGTGTTAAGTGTTAAGTGTTAAGTGTTAAGTGTTAAGTGTTGGCGTTGGCATCGCCCGACACCTTCTTTGCATCCTTGTTCTCGTCGAGCGTAGTCAGCATCAGCATCGGCACGTCTACCGTAGCCCGCTCATTCCACTCGTTGTAGTGCAGAATCACATGGTATGGCTTGCACATGACGTCGTGCCAAGGCTTCTCCAGAGCCTGCTTCAGCGTGAAGAGCTCGCGCTTGTCGCTGCCCGAGTTGTTCATCTGGCTCTTGCCAGGAGTAGCCCCCACAAGGTTAGGATGCACCCCGTGCGCAAAGCACAGAGCGTTTGAAGCCTCGCTCATGTCGTCGCTCCAGTTGCCGCCCTCCTTCTTGCCGGCATCGTTCAGGGGCACTATGCGCACCATGCGGTTCTCCTTGCCGTTAGGGTCTACGTAGTAGCCGCTTATCATAGCCTTGCCCGCATTCTCAATGCCCGTCACGAAGTCTATGATGTTCTGCTTCTCCTGCTCCTTACGCTCACGGCGCTTGCGCTCGTCGCTAATGCACTCGTTGTCACACACATTGTCCCAGTAGTCGTCGTGCACCTCTATCTGCACCCTCGGAGCCGACGTGTTCTTTATCATGTAGCGCTTGCCGATGCCTATCAGACGGTATATGTCAAACCACGCATCTCTGAATATAGACGAGTAGTAGGGCAGGGGGTACACCTGGCAGCCAGGAGTCGCCATACGGCTCACGATAGCAAACTTGCGCTGCTTCGTCGGCTTCAGCTTCAGCCCCGTAGCAGGGTCAGGCTCCAGCCCCATGCGCACACGCAGGTCGCCCAGAGGGTCCCAGTAGTCAAGCAGCTCTATGCACTCTATGTTCTGCTCGTTGAAGAAGCCCAGCCGCCAGTCGCCGTAGAAAACATGCTCGGCATTGCCCGACGGCGTGTTACCACCATACTCAAAGCGGCAGTAAGCTGCATCCTTGTTGCGCACCTTCACAATCCTGCTGCCGTCGCGCGAGAGGATTATCACAGTCACCGAGAACGAGTAGAACTTCATGTCCGTAGCCTGCTCCAGGAACACCTCCTGCAGCGAGTTGCGCAGGCAGAAGTCGAGAATCTCCTTGTCCGTAATGTCGAGCTTAGTCTTGCGGTCTACGAAGCGCAGGCCCTGCCCGTAGCACGAAGTGACGTTGAACTGCTGGCACTGGGCAGTCACCATATTGCTCATAATCTCTTTGCGCACACGGTAGGGCAGCTGGTCGTCGCCGCCCCATTGCACATATTTGTATGCACGGCCACCCACCTTGATGTCGCGGATGCCCTGCGCCCCCGGCACATCCTCGTCGTCGAACACCTCGCACGAGTCGCCGCCATACTCCGAGTTCACCGAAGCCACAGCCCTCGAAGCCCCGAAGCCCGACGGCACGATATGATAGCGGCGGAAGCCCTCAGCATCTGGCTGGGCAGAAGTCGCCTGCAGAGTAGTATTACTGTTTGTCATAAGAACACACGTTTATTGTTAATATTGATTATGAATATCTGGGGCAGAGTGCGCAGCTCACGGTTCTTGGGGTTGCGCAGCCTTATGTAGCCGCCACGCCAGTTCACGTGATGCACCAGCCACCCCTTATAGTGCAGCACCTTGCCCGTGCCACCCTCCCACGCCGCCACGTCTACCAGCGTGCGGTGTTGGTAAGCCTGGTCTATCAGGCGCAGCATGTCGCTGAAATGAATAGCACCCATAGAGAGTTTTGAATTTTGAGTTTTGAGTTTTGAATTGTCGCCTTCGGCGATTTTGAGTTTTGAATTTTGAGTTTTGAATTCTGAATACTCAATTCAAAATTGAATAATTCAAAATGCGCGTAGCGCACAATTCAAAACTCAAAATTCACAACTCAAAATTATTCAAAAGTGTTGTCAAAAGTATTGTCAAAGATACGCCCCGAGCGCAGCACGTCAACGACGTTGTGGTTGCGCTGCGCATACTGGTACGTGAAGGTGAAGCGGGGCAGCTCGTCGTCGGCGTTGCTGTACTCCGACTTCGAGTCTGTTATGGTCACCTCCTTGCCCACGTTAGGATGCCCGTCCTTGAAGTTCACCACGTGCACCTCCTGCGAGCGCAGCAGCTCGTCGGCCCAGTTAGCCATTGTGAACGGCATGATGCCCGTGTCTGCCTTGAACTGTCGGGTCTCCACGATGTTGTAGTTGCGGTTGTAGCGGCCTATGTAGCCGCTGTCACGCTTGTATGTCGGGGCCACCGTATGCGTACCCGTGCAGTAGAGCAGCTCCTCCACACCGAACGAGTTCACGAATACCAGAACCGGGGCGCAGTCGGGCTCATCAAAGTCGATTGCGAACCGGAAGCTGCGCTCCCCGGCCTGGACATCATAACACACCAGAACCTTGCCGTCAGCCACGAACTTGTCGGGCGACACGTCTATAGTAGTGTACCTCTCATTGCCCGCCACCACATCAGCATCGAACGCCTTCGTCGAGCCGTCGTCATATTCAGCCGTCACCTTAGCTGCCTCCGTACCGATATAGTGCAGGTATTCCAGACGGTTCAGCGCCGTCACCTTCTCGCCCTCAAGCAGCGTCAGGAAGCGCTTCGCCATAAAGTCGGCGGCACCCATGCCTATGTCGGCTGCGCTATATATTATGTCGGCGCTGATCGTCTTCGTGTCAGCAGCGTCCGAGCTGTCGGTCTGCTCCACTATCTTTATGCCGAGCGCTATCTTAAGGCTACGCCGGGCGTAAGGCCCCAGCAGGCAGTCGAGTTCGCAGAGCTGTATCTTACCCCCTACGGGATACAGACGCTCGTTGTATATCTCCTCGCCGTCTACCGTCATTACCACGGCAGCACGAAAACCACCTATCGAGAACTCAACATCAGGGATGTTGGCCGAAAAACACGTAGCAGGAATTGATTGAGTGACTGTTATCATTGTCTTTGTCTTTTTATTACACCACAAAGATAACAACTCGCACCCGAACCTAAGAATACAAAAAAGCGGCGTGCCCTATTCGCATAGAACACGCCGCCAGACAATGTAAAAAAATGTACTATATGATATTACAATAATTGCAAGCTACTTTAACAGACCCTTGAAAGCCTTTTGTATGCCTGCACGTTTAACGTCATCAGAAGGATGACAATAAGTGTCCATCGTAATCTCAACACCGGCATGCCCGAGTATTGAGGACACTGTTTTCACATCGACACCTTTCTCTATCATCTGGGTAGCAAAGGTATGTCTCAAGCAATGATAGTTCAGATAAGGGACGTTAGCCGCCTTGAGCATCTGCCCATACCAAATGCGCAGCGTTCGTGTGCACGTAGGCTCAGCCGATAGCGTGGCAACAAAATAATCACCAGGATAAACCTTTGCGTAAGACTGCAGTATCTTGCGGAGTTTTGGTATCATTGGAATGTAGCGGTCGGAGGAAGCGCTTTTTGGAGATTGCAGACATCTGGACATTACGTATTCCTCATTAGGGCGAAGCATTTTCTGAATTGCTTTGCCGATAGACACACACGTACGCTGTATGTGTATTACACCTTCATCGAAATCAATATCAGAAAATTTCAATCCACATGCCTCTCCTACTCGGATACCGGTAAACATAGTCACCACAACGGCAAGTCTGCCAGGAGTCGGATGCTCCTCAAACGTCTTTATCATACGCTCATATTCAGCGATTGTGAATCTTTTCACACGTTGCCTTGTCGCGTCCTTGACACGAGCCGTCACAACATCCTTTATTTTCCAATCTATTGAAGGCAGATTGCTTATACCCAAATCTTCGCCAGCATAGCGCATAACCATCCTAAATACGCGTATTAAATCAGCTATATAGTGATTGCTTGCCCCAGTATCGCGGAACCGCTCAAGACAGGCCTTCATCACATCCGCATCAAGAGAACATATATCCGCATCAGAGTCAATAATACGGGTGAACGTATTGCCAAGACTATAATAAGTGGCGACTGTAGATTGTTTAATCTCTGCCTTATGCTTGTTAAGCCATCTGTCATAAACCTCAAAAAAAGTCATATCTTGACCACCCCCTTTCATTTACATTGTTCAACAATAATATCGCCCGCCTCTGCCTTCACAACATCGCTAAACCCGAGAGCATCGTCACTCCGGTTTAGTAAAATATAGCGGGCCTTGACGGTACCCTCAAGAACGTCGCCATGGTAGACATACCCCATTATCCCACGTATGCTTAGGTTTAGCAGCAGCAAAGGGATGGCACGGTCGGACAGCTCCCATACACTAATCATGTGCTGTGAAGGATAATAGTCCCACGGTATGGCACGTCTGCATTGCTCCCACCATGCGCTTATTATAAGCCCCCCGGTGCCGGCTGTAGGCTCATGTATAGTACCCACGGTAGGTAATGCAATCTTTGCCACAATCTCGGAAACCTCAACTGGAGTGAAGTCTTGTTTCTGCTTCTTGCGTTGCGCGAACTCCTCTTCATACAGCTGTCTGAACCAGTCGAAGCTCATGTCGTAGCGATTGACAGAGAGCAGCTCTCTGTATACAGCATCGCGCCGCTCTCTGTCGCCCATGACGATATCCATAGCAGCCTGCGGAAGATTTATAATGTCTTCTACGTTGAATATTCTGCAACAATCGTCTTTGTTCATAATAATCTCAATTAACCCATATAATTCATGTCGCGCCAAATCTCCCATCGTAGCGAGCCGTCGGCAGCAGTCTTCAGCCGATAGCCCCTGCGCCGCATATATATCACGATCGTGTGCAGGTCTACCGGCATGATGCTGTCGAGCTCGGTAGCAATGTCGTCGGTAGTCTTATACTCCGGCGTGAGCGGCTGCCCTATCTCGCTGTTGCCAGGATAGGCTGAGCGGGAGGCGAAATAAGCGTCGAGCAGCTCAAAAGTGAACTCGTCAATCTCTTGTGCCTGGTCTTTGGTCTTGTTCTTGTCTTCTTCTGTCATCACAGTGCGTTTTTAAGTTGTTGAAGTTGTCTACAAAGCTCATCGACATTCTGCGCCATGTGCGCAAGGTCGCGCGCCTCAGGCAGCGAAGCCTCTATCGTGTCGTTGAGCAGATGGGTCACCACGTCGTGCAGCAGCTCGATTTTCTGCTCCAGTGCCTCCTTGTCATTCAGCCCCGCAGGGATATTCTCAATTGCAATCATTCTTCGCCTCCTTTCTTGCCCTCCAAAGTGTTGTTATATACGTCTGCCCAGCCTATGCGGTCGCCGAAGAACGGCGTGGCAAACAGATGCGTGTCCGGGTTGTCGTTGCGCACGAATATACCCTGCACGGGTATAAAGCTGATGGTGGCAAATCTGCCAATCTCATCGAAGGGATGGTCTATGTATATGTTGTTGTAGAGAATGAACTCATGCGCCACGTTCTTGGAGTCTTCGCAGCCCGGACTCATGCTTCTCGTCAGCTTCTCGATGGCGAAATAGTTGCCCGAGTGGCTTAATTTGGCTTCGAGTCTGTACAGCACCGTCTCGATGTCAGCCCTCAGTATGTCGCCGTCGCAAGTGGGGAACATGAGGCCGTTTAGGGCGCTGTTAAGCATATTGACCACCTGCTCCTCAAAACGAGTCTCAGTCTTACGGTCAATCTTCACCACCACCATCGAGAACTGGTCGATGTAACGCTCTGCGTAGTCAGCTATCTCAGTTTTAGCCTTGCCCGTATTCATACCTCACCTCCTTTCTCCTCAGGATGCTCCACATTGAGCTTATACACGTTGTAACCCGCCAGGGCTACACACAGAGCCGTCACGAGCAGGCTCACGCCACTCAGCGCAGCCCCCACCGTCATCAGGCCGAAAGCCCCGTACACACGAAGCCCCTCAAGCCGGGTCACCTCCATGCCGAACAGATTTGTCATTACCTTGCTCTTTGCGTTGAGCCAAGCCTCGATCGAAGCCTTGCCGATGCCCAACGGGCGCAACTGAGCCGTGCGCTGGATTGATGCAGTTGTTTGCATGATTTAAGAATTCTAGCCTTATCCCGGGAACCGCCCGGTACGGTTGACGTAGGGGTACGAAAAAAGCGGCTCGCACTTCCTCGTCTGCTAGAACTCTCATGTGATCCACCGCAAAGGGCAAAAAAACACGTGGAAGGCGAACCGCCGTATATTTTAATTTTTGCATCTCCACACTATGTGGAGTGCTCCACATAAGAATTCTAGCGATGGCAAAGTTATGGAATAAGATTGAAATGCGCAAGCGTTTCGCCGATTTTTTTTTAAAAAAGTGCCGGCAAGGAATGAAAAGGAATCAAAAGGAACATCTTGGCCATGTCTTGGACAAATCTTGGACACACCCCAGACGCCTTCGGGATGCCTTCGGGATGCGTTCGGGACGGCCATAGAAAAAAATATGGCACAACGCCAAAGAAAAAAGTAGATTGTTTTGCCCGGAAATTAGATTTCTTCACCCGAAAACGAGGCTCTCAATCTACTTTTTGCTGTAATGGCACAAAAAAGCCCTCGATGCGTCACGCACCGAGGGCTCAACGAGTTCTTTCAATCATGAAACGTTGCGAAGTCAGAACTTGCAGCGGTCATAGTGCCGCATGGTCGGGCGGCGGTGTTGAATTAATTAAACAGTGACCATTTCAATATCCTTGGCAAGCTGGCGCAGACCCGACTTTATTTTCTCCACCTGCTGAGGGCGCGGCTTCGATATGCCGCTCGCATAGTGTGAAAGCTGCTTCTGGTTGATGCCCGTTATCGACTGAAGGGCGGAAAACGAGAATATGCCACGATAGTAGTCGAGCAACGTAGCCACATCAAAATCGTAGACGAGCCGATAGTCGCCATCGAATACCTCCGGGTATGCGTCACCGTCTTTGCGGCGACCTTCGAGCCAGAAGTCAACGCTCTCCTGGACATACCCCTTAAATCCCTCAAGGTCGCCGTCGTAGGCAACGACCCAACCTGGCAGTAAGTCACAAGCACAACAGTAGCCGTCAGCAGTACGGGCAGCTTTAATCACAACATCGCTCATAATATACAGTTTTTATACGTTAGCCTTAAAATAGGTGGCAGCCACGACCGCCACCTTTCTTTGTCGAATATCAAAACAAGCGTCTGCTTCGAATGTAGGGGAGGGGCGGAGCTTCAGCTCCACCCCGATTAGTCAGAACCTAAGCCCCGACTGCCGTTCAATACTACTGAGGAGCCATCCGCAGATAGATGTTGAAGGCTTGCCGTTGACAGTCACAACACCCTTTTTGGTAGGATGCTTGAACTCTCGGTGGTCCCCATTGTAACGGTCTAAGTACCAACCGTCATCAGTCAAGATTCTCAGAATCTTAGAAACTTTTACATTTTTCAT